GGAGCTAGAATGTCAAGCTTAATGGCTACGGTTTAGTCGGCCAAGTAACTGATTCAGGAAAACCCTCTTGTTGGGGGATGTCCCGAAGAGCTTGCCTGTAGTCAATCTCGTCTTGGCTCATGGTACGATCAGCTACAGCCCACCAATCCGTTTCAGCTAACAAGTCGTTACGCAAACTTCTTGCCTCGTCCTCACTTAGTGGAACCAAGTTCCAGTCAAGAACCCACTCGCCATTGACCTGTGTAGGCAGTGCTTGAGTGACAGCTTTTTTGCCGACCTCAGAGGGCTTGGGAAGTGTTCGCACCCGATACACATCCTGAGCGTTAAGGTGGCGGTTGGAAATACTCTTACCATAAACGGTGTGCTTGTTGTCAGCACGAAAAGCGGCTTCGGAGTAGGGCTTGGGTTGCCCGTCAATTAACTTGACCAGTTCCATTAGGTAATCTCCTCGCCAATAAGGTAGACGTTTGTGCCGCCATCTGCTGTGTAAAATTCGTATGTAATACGATCACCCCCTATAGTGAAGAGAGTGGGTGGGTTGGACACCGAAGCCGGTATCGTTAATGAGTAGCCAGAAACGACAGAGTATTCATACACTGTGTTCGTAGTTCCGCCACCCAAGTAAAGATAATAACCATCTGGCTTAAGATAAATGCTACTTGGGCCGGCACTCTGCAGTGCAACACTAAAAGATTCATCATCATATGATGCTGTGGATACATCCCAAGCCGTGCTTAAACTGTATGAGTAAACAAAATCACCACCCGCATCCAATACATACATTTTTGTACCGTCAGGCTTAAATTTTGCATCGTAAGGAACGTTTGCCTGAGAACTCACATTGAAGCTATTACCACTATATGACGCAGTAGATACATCCCAAGCCGTACTTAAGTTGTATTGGTAAACTGTGTCACTATCCCTTTCTGTCGTGTACATCCTCGTACCATCAGGCTTAAAGTCCAGACCAAAAGGTCTAGCCCCTTGGGAGTTGACGCTAAAACTAACACTATCATAAGACGCGGTAGATAAATCCCAAGCGGTGCTTAGGCTGTACTGATAAACTCTTTTGTTCGTAAAACCCGTCATATACATTTTTGTACCGTCAGGCTTAAAAAATAAGGCTACAGGAGATGAGTCTCTAGAGGAAAAGTTAAAACTAACACTATCATAAGACGTGGTAGATAAATCCCAAGCGGTGCTTAAAGTATACTGGAAAGCAATTGTCCCCGCCAATACATACATTTTTGTACCGTCAGGCTTAAAACTAACGCCGTATTCAGCAAGGTTTCCTGTTTCAGAAACGTAGAGATAAGAAGAACCAGTATATCTACCGGCAGAAATATCATAAGTGGCAGCGATGCCTATATTAGCTGTGTAGTACCACTTCGCTTCTGTGGGAACGCTAGAAAAAGTTAAAGTGGTATCAGCAGTGAGAGTACCGGCGTCAAAGAAGTTGTAAGTTCCTACGTCAAGTGCCTGAGTAGTGCCAGACACTGAGCTAAGAGCAAAGCCACCAGCAGGATCAGCCCAAGTAGGTGTGCTTGTACCATTGCTAGTCAGAACCTGACCGCTTGTGCCATTCACAGTAGGTGCAACAATAGTCTTAGATGCAAGACCTGTAACGTGACCATAAGTATCAACAGTTACGTCTTGAATAACAGTGTTGTTGCTGTTGTTTACACTACTCTGGCTAGACGTATCAGCGTGGCTAAGAGTGACATTACCTGTACCACCACCAGATAGACCTGAGCCTGCTGTGATAGTTTGGTCTGCAGTAGCGCCGCTTTCAATGCCATCTAGCTTACTACCATCTACAGCTACATCACGTCCATCTACAGTGCCAGACACTGCGATGTTTCCAGTGACATCCACGCCAGTTGCGGTGGTGGCGAGTTTTATGGCGTTGTCGTAGAAAAGACTTACTGCGCCGTTATTGGTTGCTTGCAGGTAGGTTTCACCTGTTGGTGATTGCAAAAAGATAGAGGAGGAACCCCTAATAGCCAAGTTCCCCGCACCATTATCTAGAATAAAGCTATCAGACCCATCATGGTAAATCTGAAGATCAGACCCTGCGCCGAAGATAGCCTTGTCGTTATCGCCAAACGATACATCAGCAGTAGTAGTTAGACCTGCAAAAGTTGGGCTATCTGTAGTAGCTACACCCTGATTGAGCGCTTTAACTGCAGTGATATTGGTAAGCTCACTATCCATGAGTGCGCCTGCAGCAGTCACATTAGCTGTATCTGTTACGTCAGCACTAGCTTCGATACCGTTAAGCTTAGTATGATCTGCATCAGTAAACACGTTGCTGTCTGTAGCAGCTTCAACCAATGCACGAATCTCAGCAGCAGTCTGATCAGCAGTAGCGCCTGACTCAATACCATCTAGCTTCGTACCATCAGCAGCAATATCACGCCCGTCTACAGTGCCTGTGACAGTAATGTTACCATTGATAGTAGCGGCAGCAAAAGAAGGACTGTCTGTAGTAGCAACACCTTGGTTAAGCGCTTTGACTGCAGTGATGTTAGTCAATTCGCTATCCATCAAAGCACCAGCAGCAGTGACATTCACTGTGTCAGTTACATCTGCACCTGCTTCAATGCCATCTAGCTTTGCTCCATCTGTAGCAATATCACGTCCGTCTACAGTGCCAGTAACGGTGATGTTACCATTTACTGTTGCAGCATCTGCACTAAGCGTGTCAATGTAGCCAGTACCATCTACGTACAAGTTCTTCCATTGCAGTGCAAGGCTACCCAAGTCATACGTGTTGTTTGTCTTTGGGCGAAGCTCTGTGCCTGTAGAGACATACTCTTGTGCAGGGCCAGTAACAGTAATAGGCGCACCCTCAGAAGATGTGCCATCATGTGTGTGACCTGTAGTATTATTGAAGGCAGATTGAATAGCATCAAACTCACCATCAAGGTCAGCAGCATCAATGATGTTGCCATCTGCAATGTTATTGGTTGTGTCGTTTCTAGTGTAACCAGTACCCATTCCAAGAGTCCTTATTGTCTATCGTTAGCAGCCAGTTCAATGCTTAGTGCATCTAGTGAGAAAGGCGGGTCAGTGCTGTCAAATGTGTATTGTAAGCTAAAAGTAAATCCAGAGCCGATAAGTTGATTCACGAATACGTATTGCAAGTTACCACCAAATGATGCAGAACCATACGTAGCTGAACCATAGAAGTCTGCAGCGTCTGCTTCGTTGTCAAAGTCAACAGGCTGTGGCTGAATTAGCGGTTCAGGCTGTAGAGATGTTTCTTCATCAAAGTCAATCTTAGGAGTAACAGAACCACTTACTGAACCTTCAGGGTCAAGAAATGTAGTAAGCTTATAGAAAGTCTTACGTACTCTAGGATCACCAAAAGAGAAGTAGGGTGTAAAGAATGAAGCTACAATGTTAGAACCATCAAAGCTGTTCTCGTTTTCCATCTGATATACGTAGCCATCCTTGTTAGCAAAGATGATTACTTCTGAAGCATCAGCGTTAGAGTAAACACTGTCAGCTACATAGACTAGCATACCACGTACTTCTGACCATTGCATGTTCTGTGCAGACTGATCTGAGAACTGTGTAGCAATCAAGCCAAGCGCATTGCTAGAATTTACGTTGCTTCTGTAGCCAAACAATCTGTACTGACTCTTTGTACGTACAACACACGAAGCAAAGTTTGTATTGTTATTCACCAGAGTATTAGTTTCAGACTGAATAGGTCTAGACGCAACAGCCAAACCAAAGTCACCAATACGGTCAGTAGCACCAAGTAGTCTAACACCATCAGGCCCAAGAAATGCTACGTCACCACCAACTTCTTGAATCGTATCTTCTTGAATACAACCAATGTCAAGCGAGATAGGCTGAAGCTGGAAGTCAGAGATAGTGTTACCAATAAGTCTGTGAATCTTGCTTGTGCTAAAGATGATAAGCTGTTCACGAAAAACAATCAAGCCAGTAATAGTATGTGGTACAGTAATGACACCACCACCATTAGCAGGGCTAAAGTCATCATCCTTGTATGGGGCAGTAAATGTGAGGCTATTACCCTTAGCAAAGAACAAGTGCTGCTTAAACTCAGCTACATGTCCTGCACCTACTACATCAGAAGGGGCATCATTAAGTACTCTGAAGGTTGTACCATTGTAAGTAAACGGAGCGTTAGTGCCATCAACGCCTACAATACGTGCTTCACCTAAGAAGTTGTATCTAGTAAAGCGGTGCTTATTACCTGCAGTACGATCACTAGCTAGGAATGTAAGTGCTGCATTGTCTGCAGGCGATGTGTCAAGCGCTGGGCTAATCGTAAGTGTAGCTGCACCAGAAGACACAGTAGCATCTGCAGTAACAGTATATACAAGCTCTACACCTGCAATAGTAAATGTGTCACCTGCTTGTGGTGCTTCAGTAAGACCATCTACAGTAAGACTAGTTCCTGTCTGACTACCACCGTTGACTAATACTGTGCCATAGTCAGGCTTACTTACAACAGACCAACCAGAACTATTAGACTCCCAGAGAGTATCATTACGATAAGCAACTGCCTTCTGCTTAAAGTAGATAATGCCTTCGATAAGCGTGTCTTTATTAGTGAACGTAACAGCAGCCTTATCGGCAGGGGAAGAGTCAAGCGCAGTAGTAAGCGTGAGAGTAGCTGTATTATTAACCGGGTTGTGAGATACAGTATCAATCTCATATGTACCTGTAACACCTGCAATAGTAAATGTATCACCTACAACAGGCGTAGTGTGCATATTGCCTACTACAAGCGTAGTCCCTGATTGACCACTGCCCTGTACATAATTGTCGCCATAGAGCGGAACAGTTGCATTATCATATTTGCTATACCCCAAGATACGTCTGTAGCCACCCTCAATAGAAGGCTCGAAGTTAATCAGCCTACGTGCAGAGCCGGGGGCTTTAATGCCCTGCTGCAAAGGACTGATGTTAGTAATCAGACCACCACCAAGTTCAACAGGTGCTGTAGACCATTGTGTAGGCATTAATTAACTCGTGGTTTGAGTTGATACGAAGTGTTGTGTATACGTGTGTCTCTTACGTACTCATATCTATTAATGTACAGAGTACGCATGTCTTTGATGCCAGCTTCAAACTTGTTGAACATCAAGTTAGCGTCTTGTGTATTACCTCTAAACAAGTAAGCATAATACATTGCACCGTCAACAATTACATATCTAAACTGTTCAGGGATAGTAGGAACATCTGTCTTATTAACTAGGTCTACTGGTAGTCTATAATATTCGTAGACTACTTCGTAGGCATTGTCTGGCGGTGGATATAAACCATACTCTTGGCTAGGCGTTCTGAATACATAGCGTGGTATAGAGCGAATGTTATCATCAGTATTGTACTCAGAATCAATATACCTGTCAAGATATTCCTCGTAAGAGATAAGAGATAATCTGCTAGTAGCATTGCCGAAGGTAGCATCACGCTTAATGCGGAAGCTATCAAAGTCGATAGTCTTAGTGTCTGCAGGGTAAGCATATCTAATCTCGCCTGCAGTAAGTGTCTCTTCTTGCTCTACGTGGTTGAAGGGCCACTCAAAGGCAGACTGATTAATGTAACGAATAGAAGCATTGACTGCATCCTTAGCTACACCATAAAAGCCTACAGCATTATCAAAGGTAGAAGATGTAAGCTGTACTTCGTTTACTCTTCTATTAATGTCATTAACTAGACCTAAGTAATCGTAAGCCATTATCTTTCCTTAACACGGAGTTTGACTACACGCTCAGCCTGACTACCAGAACTATCAGTAACTCTGCAGTAAAACTTGTATTCTACGTTAGCAGTACCGCTACCAAGATTAATAGTAGCTACAGTATTAGTGTTAGTCTGAGAGACATTCTGAATAGTATTTACTGTTTCACCTGAGTTAAGTGCAGTCTTAACACCAGATGCATCGTTTACATACCATTGCACAGATGAAATAGTTACACCGTCACCAAGAAAGCGTGACCAGTCAATACTGTAGTCAAGCGTTTCATCCGGGTCTTTGTTAGGCCAACGATAGCTCATTAATGTTATCCTACGTTACGTGTACAGTACGATCTGCAGATGTAATCTTTCTCTCTACAATGATTATCGTTCTGTTCTCTTGTGGTATCAACACTGTGCGTTCTGCAGATGTAGTAGCCATTATGCTGCCCTTCCAAGTATAATAGTTCTCTTAGGGCTATACAAGGTCTTTACTGCTTCAAAGTCAAACTGTACTGCATCTACAGTTACATTATTTACGCTACCAGTAATAGCAGGTACGGATGGCTTCTCTGTAATATTTGCTTGTACACTATTAACTGTAGCTGTAGCCTGTACACTAAGTAGTGCTTCTAGAGGCTGTGCTTCAATAGTACCAACAACAAACGTACCAACAACGCCGACAGGTACAGTAGCAACATTTACAGTTACAGTATCAGCAGAACCTGTAGCAGATACACTACCTAGTGGCTCATTAATATTAGCTACTACGCCGCCATTGAATGTCTGTGCAGATACGCTACCAAGTGCTTCACTTACATTAGGCTGTAGTCGTGGTGCTTCAAAGGTAGTTACTGTAGAGCCAAGCGTTACAGTGTTGCTGATAGTGAATGTGCCAACACCGCCTGTAGCTTCAACACCAGTAATCTTTTCAGTTACATTAGGCTGTACTGCAGTTACTTGACCTGTAGCAGATACGCTGCCTAGTGCTTCAGATACATCTACTTCGAATGTACCTTCACCTGCAAAAAGACCTTCTACTGCAGATACGATAGCAGGTGTGCTGATAGGCTGTACAACAGGAACAACAACACCGTTGACTGCAGTAGTAGCGCTTACAGAACCTAGCTTCTCAGTTACGTTAAGCTGTACTGTAGTTACTTGAGATGTACCCTGTACACCTGTAGCAATAACCTCAGATACATCTACTTCGAACTGGCCTACAGATAAACCTGAGACAGAACCAGTAGCACCTACACCGATAATCTTTTCTGTGATGTTAGGTTGTACGCCGCTAGTCTGTGCTGTAGCAGATACGCTACCAAGAGGCTCAGAAACATCAACCTCAAAGATAGATACAGCGAGACTTGTAGTAGAAACAATAGCAGATACACTGTCAAGCTTTTCTGCAATATTTGTTTGAGTAGCAGATACTGCAGTAGAAGCACTTACAGAACCTAGCTTCTCAGTTACATTAGGCTGTACGCTTGGGGCTGAAACAGTAGCAGCGACACCATTAAGAAGTTCTGTTACATCTACTTCAAAGCCACCTACAGACAGACTTTCTACTGCGCCTGTAGCAGATACACCAGTAAGCTTCTCAGTTACATTCTGCTGTGTAGCGTTTACTGTAGCTGTTGCAGATACACCTGTAGGTATAACCTCAGATACATCTACCTCAAACTGACCTACAGATAGCGATTCTACTGTGCCAGTAATCGCAGGCGTTGCAATAGGCTGTACGACATTGATAGTTACGCCGTTAGTAAAGCCTTGTGAAGATACACCAGTAGAGATAATCTCTGTAATGTTAGGCTGCACATCAGGACTTTGTAGTGTACCTTGAACGCCAGTAGTAGGTACTCTATTGATAGACCTGATGTCTAGGCCAGCATCGTTTACTGTAAATGTAGCAGCGACACCTGTAAGTATTTCTGTTGTGTTTACTTGTGTATCTGGTGTATTAGTTACACCTTGTACACCTGTAACACTTACTGTAGCAGAGAAGCTTGCGGTTACAGTATTTGCAATACCAGTAGCAGAAACCCCAACGAGAAGCTCAGTTAGATTTACAGTTACAGTATTAGCAGAACCAGTAGCAGCTACACCTGTAGTAGGCTCAGACGCACCAACACCAGTTGCAGTAACTTGGCCTGTAGCAGATACGCTGTTTAGCAGTTCAGATACTGCAGTAACAACGCCATTAGCTTGTCCTGTAGCAGATACAGAGTTAGCTACAATCTTAGAGTCAGCATGTGGAATTACTGCATTAGCAGTACCAGTAGCAGATGTAGACTCTAGTACTTCATAGATGTCGATCTCGAATTGACCGACACCTACGGGTCTAATAGCGCCGGTTGCGGAAACGCCTGTTACACCTGCAGTCGTGTTTACAGTAACACCGGAGACTTGCCCTGTGCCTACTGCTTGCGGTAAGTCGCTTACAATGAATTGCCCGTAACGAGCTACACCGTAAACTGCCTGACCGTAATATGCTGCGTTAAAAGTAACAGCCATTTCCGCTAGACCTTTTTATTAGGCGATGCGGATTACAGCGTTTGAAGCATCCGCAGTGGGGAACTCAATAGTCAAGTCACCAGCAGTAGCACTAACAGTACCACCAAAATCAATTACAGCAATCGCACGATTTGCTTTGGTTGAGTTATAAATAATACAACCGTCTGCAGATACAGTTACGTCTGCAAAGACTTCATCAGTAAAGTCAACGATTGCAGTTGTACCAGATACAGAGATAGTTGCACCATCAAGGTTTTGACCACCAGCAGTATAGTTAGTGCCAGAGGCTTCGTCAGAGTTACCCGTTACATCAGAGTAATTGGTTGTTGCAGCACCGTAAGTGCCAGTACT